TTCAAAGAATCCTCTAACAACCCTAAAGCGGTGAACGGTTCCCACTACGGCCTCGCGCAAGGTCGCACACGGTACTTGGCCACAGCCTCACCAACGGCGCAGATAACTTGGATGATGAAATACATAAGAGCACGATACGATGATGGGTGCAGTGCACTACGGCACAGCAATCAAAAGGGCTGGTACTAATGGGACTATCACTTCAATCAACAGAGTGGAAACGGGTTAGGTTAGAGATACTTCAACGCGATCAATACACCTGCTATATGTGCGGTGGTGAAGCCAACGAGGTTGATCACATCTTGCCGAGGTCACGGAATGGATCAGATGAGCCTGAGAACTTGGCAGCTGCGTGCCGTCGTTGCAATAATGCAAAGTCTGGGAAGGTTGCTAAACCGGTTTTTTTGACACCTTCTGCTACCCCCCCTGATCTTATTTCGGTTAACTTACCCGAAAACCCTGCAAAACCGGCTAATGACTACGAAAGCCAACAAAACGGACATATAAACCAACCAGAACCAACCGAGCCTAAAGCAAACAAATTGGGGGCTGGCATTGTAGGTAGCCCAACACCGCGCATATTTAGCAGCCCAGTTAAAGGTGCAACCAGTAGAGCACCTGAAGTGATTGCATTTGCAGAATCCATTGGGATGACCTTGATGCCGTGGCAGATCAATGCCCTTGGAGATATGTTGCTGGTCAAGGATGGTAACTGGGTAGGCAAAACAATCGGGTTGTGCGTAAGTCGGCAGAATGGCAAAACCGAGTTAGCAAAACTTCGAATCTTGGCAGGCATCTATCTCTTTGGTGAAAAGCACATTGCAATGATGAGTTCCAATAGAAATATGGCTGTAACCACATTTAGGCAGATTCATTACCTGATCCAAGAAACCCCAGAGTTATTTGTGAAGTGGGAGAAAACCTACGCGACTAACGGCAACGAGCGCATCCGGTTTAAGAATGGTGCAGAGATCATTGTTGTTGCAGCTACAAATGAAGGTGCCCGTGGATTGTCGGTTGATTTCTTTTTCATTGATGAGTTGCGAGATATTAAGCCCGAGGCGTGGGATGCCGCGTTGTACACCACTCAAGCCAAACCAGCCTCACAGATCCTTGCGGTAAGTAACGCAGGTGATAAGGGCAGCACGGTACTTAACCAATTGCGAGAGAAAGGCATTGAGGATAAAACACCATCATTGCGCTGGTTAGAATGGAGTGCCCATCCAAGTTTGAAAATAACCGACCGCAAAGCGTGGGCGCAGGCTAACCCTGCACTTGGCCACACAATCACGGCCGAGATACTTGAGCACCGAATTAGAACCGGCGATCCAAACCAAGTGCGCACTGAGATGCTTACCCAATGGGTGGACAATCTGGCAAGCCCGTGGCCAATTGGCGCGTGGGAATCTTGCAAGATAGATAACCTGGTCTTTGAGCCTGGTGCATCCACATTCTTTGCAATGGACATATCACCAAGCCGTAGGCACGCTGCATTGGTGGCAGGGCAAATGGTTGGCGATAAGGTCAAACTCAAATGTTTGCAAACTTGGAAGGCTGAAGCCTCAATTGATGATTTGAGAATGGCCAGTGAGATCAATGAGCACATTAAGCGTTTTCGGCCAAAGATGTTGTTATTTGATCGCTACACCACAGCAGGGGTTGCAGCTAGGTTGGCTCACACTGGTGTGCCCGTAATGGAGATTTCAGGGCAACTCTTTGCCAGTGCGTGTGATGAAATGTTGGCAGCAATGAGCCACAATCGCATTGAACACGGCGATGAGTACGAACTAAGCGAATCGGTCAATTCTTGCGCAATGCGCACTACAGATTCCGGTTGGCGAATCGTGCGCCGAAAATCAGCCGGTGAGGTTGCAGCTGCTATTGCCAGCGCAATGGTTATCTGGTACGCAAACAAACCGCAGGCAGTTGCCGCGATTTATGTCAATTAGACACGCCGAGAGCACTAAAGGTTATTTTGTCCCGATTTGTCGTACACTGATGCTATGGGGTTAATGTCTGCACTGCGCTTGGTTGAGAGTGCAATCCCCGAAAGCAAACCAACTATTCAAGCACAATACGCCCCACCAGTAATGGAAGGCTATAGTCCTTATTCTTATTTGAATCCTGCCGTGTTTGTTTCACGCACTGAAGCACTGGCCGTTCCCAGTGTTTCGCGCTGCCATTCACTTATTACTGGTGTTGTTGGCAGTTTGCCTTTATGTCTATTCAAAAAAAGCACAGGGCAAGAATTAGAAGCCCCACTTTGGTTGCAACAACCAGATTACCGGCAACCGCGTGCAGTTACGATTGCAGCAACGGTTTCTGATTTATTGATGCACGGTGTTGCGTTTTGGGAGGTCACTCAGGTTTTTGCAGACAGTGGCAGGCCGTCAGGTTTTGCTTGGGTTTCATTTGATCGCGTAATTCAAACACTTAATGCAACAAATACTTTGGTTATTGGTTACACAGTTGATGGTCAAGGAGGATTGCGACCACAAAACGGTTTGGGAAGTATCGTCACATTCCAGGCTTTAGACTCTTTGGGGATATTGGGTCGCGGTGGTCGCACTATCAAAGCCGCGTTAGATTTAGAAAAAGCATCTGCCGTAGCTGCGAGCACTCCGATGCCACAGGGAGTGCTGGTCAATTCTGGCGCGGATTTGCCCGAGGAACAAATTACTGGACTATTGGGCGCGTGGAAGTTGGCAAGACAACAGAGAAGCACCGCTTACTTATCAAGCACACTCCGATTTGAGCCAACTAACTTTTCTCCTTCAGAAATGATGTACGACTCAGCAAAACAAACACTTGCAACGGAAATAAGTAGATTGTGCAATGTGCCTGCTTGGTACTTGTCTGCTGATCTAAATAACTCAATGACTTATTCAAATGTTGTTGATGAGCGCAGACAATTTGTTGATTACACACTGCGACCATTTATCTCAGCAATTGAGCAACGCTTATCAATGGATGATCTTACTGCCCGAGGCAATGAAGTGCGTTTTGAGTTAGATGAAACATTTTTGCGATCAGATGCAATGACACGGTTAGCAGTAATTGAAAAAATGTTGGAACTTAATTTGATCACATTAGATCAAGCAAAAGAAATGGAACATCTCACACCGAATGGAGCAGGCAGTGGAACAACCCTTACACCTGACATTTAACACAACAGTTGAATCAAGCGATGCACAGCGCAGAATCATTGCGGGCAAGATTGTGCCATTTGGCGAAATCGGCAACACAAGTGCCGGTCAAGTTGTATTTGAAAAAGGATCAATCAGTTACAACACTGGTGGAAAAATTAAACTTTTACTTGAGCACAATGCAAAAGATCCAATTGGAATGATGCAAAATGCAAGTGAGGATGCTTCAGGCATTTACGCATCCTTCAAAGTTGCACCAACAACCAAAGGCAATGATGCACTTATCGAAGCAACAGAGTTGCGCGATGGTTTAAGTGTTGGCGTTATTGTTGATGCAGCAGAACCACGCAACGGCATCCTTTATGTTACAAAGGCAAGCCTGAAAGAAGTAAGTTTGGTACAGGCAGCGGCCTTTTCTAGTGCAGCAGTTCAATCAGTTGCAGCTAGTGAAGTCGAACCTGAACCAGTAGAGGAAACACAAACCCAACCAACCGAAAGTGAGGCCAGCGTGGAAAACGCTACCCCAGCACCCGAGGTAGAAGCCGCCCAAACGGTGGAAGCCTCACAACCAAAATACACACCAATTGCACACACTTCACCCCGTAGTCCAATTTTAACCGGTGGAAATTATCTTGAGCACTCAATCCGCGCAAAACTTGGCAACGAGGATTCCCGTCAATGGGTTTTGGCAGCTGATGATTCATTCACAACAAACCCAGCATTTTCACCAGTAAGTTATGTTCGCGATGTTGCGCAAAATACAAACGCTGATCGCCCAGTTATTGAAGCGTGCGGTGGTACTCGCCCGCTTAATAGTTACGGAATGACTGTGAGTATTCCAAAAATTACGGCCAATTCAACAGCCGCAACGGTGGCAGAAGGTGGCGATCCAACCGGAACAACCGCAATCACCTCCGCTTATATCAACGCAACTGTCATTAAAAAAATGGGATTCCAACGTTACAGTGTTGAATTGCTTGACCGTAGCGACCCTTCCTTTTATGAAATTATGCTCAAGAACCTCAGAGATGCGTATGCTCAGGCAACTGATGCTTATGTAATTGCACAAATTACTGCTGGCGGTACACAAGCAACTGCAACAGCTGCAGATTCAGCCGGTATTATTTCATTCGTATCAACTGAATCCCCTGCCGCTTATACCGCAACAAAGCGCACCGCAACGGCATTTACATCTGGAACATCCATTTGGAGTCTTTTAATGGGCGCAACAGATACAACAGGGCGACCAATTTACAATGCCGGAAATCCTATGAATAATGCCGGATCTGCAATTCCGACAAGTGTTCGCGGAAATGTCCTCGGCTTGGATTACTATGTTGATCCAAATATGGTTGCAACTTCAATTGATGAGTCTGCATTTATTATTGAGCCAAACTCAATTGAAATCTTTGAGAGCCCTGCTCTTACACTTTCTACAAATGTACCAACCACAGGTGAAATTGAATTGGCACTTTACGGCTACATTGCCGCAGGTGTTACATTTGCAGGCGGACTTCGCCGCTTCAACCTAACCTGATCTAAACCCTAGACCGGCCGCCCCTTGCCCCTAGTCCGGCAGGGGGTTGGCCTCTAAACTGAAAGGAGCAACCAATGGCCGCCACTTATGTAACGAT